TATGCCGCTGGTGTTGGCGGAAGTATCACGGGCCGTGGTGCGGATTTACTTATTATCGATGACCCGCATTCGGAACAGGACGCAATGAACACGGCCAGTTACGATCGGGTATATGAGTGGTATACTTCTGGTCCGCGGCAAAGGCTGCAACCTGGGGGCAGGATAATAGTGGTGATGACGCGTTGGAACGTTGCTGATCTAACAGGTAAATTGATGCGTGCACAAAAAGAGCCAAAAGCAGACCAGTGGGAAGTAATTGAATTTCCCGCAATCTTGCCAAGCGGTAATCCGGTGTGGCCGGGGTATTGGAAATTAGAAGAGCTTGAAGCAGTGAAAGCATCGGTAAGTATACTAAAATGGAATGCACAATACCAGCAGAATCCAACGGCAGCGGAAGGTTCTATTATTAAACGGGAGTGGTGGCGATTGTGGGACAAAGATGAGCCTCCACCCTTACAACACGTAATACAATCATATGATACCGCCTTTATGAAAAAAGAAACTGCCGATTATAGTGCTATTACGACGTGGGGTGTGTTTACTCCCCCTGACGGCGCCCCTAATATAATTTTGCTTGATGCTATAAAAGAACGTCTTGAGTTTCCGGAATTACGTAAAAAAGCTAAAGAACAGTATGATTACTGGAAGCCCGAAACGGTGATCGTGGAAGCTAAAGCTTCAGGCTTGCCTTTAACGTATGAATTGCGTAAACTAGGTATACCAGTTATTAACTTTACACCGAGTAGAGGAAATGATAAACATACTAGAGTAAATTCGGTAGCCCCGTTGTTTGAGTCAGGAATGATTTGGGCAACTGATGCTAAATTTGCTGAAGAAGTGATTGAGGAGTGCGCTGCATTTCCATTAGGTGAACACGATGACTTAGTGGATAGTATGACTCAAGCGATAATGCGATTTAGACAAGGTGGCTTTGTTGATCATCCAGACGACTATGAGGATGAACCGTTGCCACAACAACAAAGAACATATTACTAGAGGTAAATAATGGCAATTGATAATGTAAACGATTTAACTAAACAAGTTAACGTCATAGACCCTTCGATAGAAGTAGGTCCATCCAATCAAGAAATAGATATAGAAATGTTAGAAGACGGTGGGGCCGAAATTGATTTTGATCCCAACCAGTCGGTAGAACAGGAAATTCCACACGAAGCAAACTTAGCTGATTTTGTTGAAGAAGATGAACTTGGTTTACTTGCAAGTACCTTAACACAAACTTATGAAGATTATAAATCCGGTCGAAGAGAATGGGAACAAACTTATACTAGAGGTTTAGATTTACTTGGTTTTAAATATGAAAATAGATCAGAACCTTTTCAAGGTGCTTCTGGTGCTACACACCCAGTACTAGCAGAATCTGTTACTCAGTTTCAAGCACTCGCGTATAAAGAGTTACTGCCCGCATCGGGACCAGTTAGAACACAAGTTATTGGTGCAATAAATCCTGAAACTGAAAAACAATCAGAACGTGTAAAATCGTTTATGAATTATCAGTTGATGATTAAGATGAAAGAGTACGAGCCAGAGTTTGATCAAATGTTATTTAATTTACCATTAGCTGGATCAACTTTTAAAAAAGTTTATTTTGATGCAGGCTTAGCTAGAACAGTTTCTAAGTTTGTACCGGCAGAAGATTTAGTAGTTAGTTATAATGCTACCTCACTAGAAGAAACAGATTGTATTATTCACGTTATCAAAATGTCTAAAAATGATTTGTTAAAACAACAACAAGTAGGTTTTTATTCAGACGTAGAGCTAGGTGAAGCTGGTTATGGTACTAGCAGTGAAATTGAAGAAAAAAAAGATGAGATCGAAGGTGTAGTTAAAACCGGTGACCACGAGTTACATTCTCTTTATGAAATTCACACTGAAATAGATTTAAAAGGTTTTGAAGATAAAGACCAAGAAGGTTTACCAACTGGAATTGCCTTACCTTACATTATAACAATTCACGAAGAATCAAATCAAGTTTTATCTATTAGAAGAAACTACCTTGAGCAAGATCCATTAAAAAAGAAACAAGAATATTTTGTACATTTTAAATTTTTACCAGGACTAGGCTTTTATGGCTTTGGTCTAATACATATGATTGGTGGTTTATCTAGAACTGCTACCACTGCTTTACGCCAACTACTTGACGCCGGCACCTTGTCAAACTTACCTTCCGGTTTCAAACAACGTGGTATTAGAGTACGTGACGAAGCTCAACCGTTGCAGCCGGGCGAGTTCCGTGATGTTGATGCACCAGGTGGAAACCTGAGAGATGCCTTTATGCCACTACCTTTTAAAGAACCTTCACAAACATTATTACAACTAATGGGTGTAGTAGTTCAAGCCGGTCAGCGGTTCGCGAGCATAGCTGATATGCAAGTGGGCGATGGCAATCAATCGGCAGCCGTGGGCACAACAGTTGCACTCTTGGAACGTGGATCGCGGGTTATGTCAGCAATTCACAAACGATTATATGCCGCAATGAAATGTGAGTTTATGTTATTAGCTAAAAGCTTTGCGACTACTTTACCACCACAGTATCCTTATGATGTCGTGGGTGGCAACCGTGAAATCTTTGCAAGTGACTTTGATGAAAGAATTGATATCGTACCAGTTGCGGATCCTAACATCTTTTCACAAACACAACGTATTAGTGTAGCACAAACAGAATTACAAATGGCAATGTCCAATCCACAGATACATAATCTGTATCACGCTTACAAACATATGTATGAGGCACTTGGAGTTAAAGATATTGACATTTTGCTACCACCACCAATGCAACCATCACCTTTAGACCCTGCTAGTGAAAATATTTTAAGTTTAAACAGTAAAAAGTTTCAAGCTTTTCCAAAACAAGACCACCAAGCACATATGCGGGCACATTTACAGTTTATGGGCACTACTTTGATACGAAATAACCCTAAAGCTCTAGGTATGTTACAACAAAACTGTATGGAACACATAAATTTGATGTCTGGAGAACAGATTGAAGTAGAGTATGCCGAAGAAATTGAACAATCACAGCAAATGTCGCAACAAATGCAACAAATGATGCAACAGGCGGGACCAAATGCAGCACAAATGCAACAAAACCCACAATTTATGGAAGTACAGAAGCAAATTGAGCAAATGGCCGTAGCTATGGAGTCCAGGAAAGCCCAACTATGTGCTGAATTTATGGAAGAGTATGCAAAAGCAGAACGTGAAGTATTAAATCAAATAGAAAACGATCCATTACTAAAATTAAAGGATCGTGAGCTAGATTTAAAAGCTAGAGACAATCAACGTCGTGAAGAACAAGACGAAAACGATCTAGCGATGGATAGTGCAAGATTATTACAAGCACGTGATCTTACAGAAACTAAAATTGCAGAAAATGACAAACATCAAAAACTTAGAGCGGCAGTATCTTTAGCTAAAAGTGGTATAAGTAAAATGTCGACTGAAATTAACGAAGGATAAGTAATGGCAGTAGAAGACTACATCGGGGGTATAGGTGGTCTAATGACAATGGCGGCTTTGTTTGCAGGTAATAAGCAAAATCAAAATAACCAAGATTTAATGAACTTGCTTAATCAAAGCGAAGAAATCGTACCTGATGCCACTGGAACTATAAAAGATTTTGGAGTAGGAGCTATTACTGACGATCAGAAAAAACAATCACAAGTAGCACCATACGATCCAGATGCACTTTTAGAAGAGCTTTTTTCAGTAGAAGGTGCATTAACAAGGGGAGAAGATGTAGGTTCCATCCCAAGGGACATTTTAAACAGAGAACTTGGCTCGGAGGTGCAGAATGATAATGCGCAAGAAGTGATTGATTCATATTTAAATCCAGTAGACTTTGAACCAGGTTCTGCACTTACCGCTCTTGGTCAAAAAGATAATTTTGTAAAAAGAGCTTTTAGTGGAGCCAAGGACATTGCCTTAACAACTGCGGCATACTCAAATCCTGCCCTCGCTTTTTTATCTACATTATCACCTACATCGGTAGCAGACGGAACTTTTGGAGAAGATGCCTATGAAGAGATTCTTGCGAATGCTTTACCTAAACCTGATCTACCTTTAACTAAATATGATGCAACCGCTGATGCCAACCAAGCTATTACTTACGCAAGCCCTTATTCTGAAAAAAGAGATGGTGAAACAATTTACCCAT